CCAAGCCCGCCCGCTTGCGTCACTTGAGCCAGAAGAACAGGTTGAAGCATGGAAGCGCGTTATCACATCAACGCCGGAGGGTAAGATCACGGCGGCAATTCTGCTAAAGTTCTTGATAATCTACAAAGTTCCACAATTGGGGAACTTTTACCTACCAACGAGAGCCAAGCCCGACCGCATACTCTAAGAAATCAGACCACTTCGCTGTGTGAATCCGAAACTTTAAACCAGTGTAATCGTCTATGAGATTGATAATAAGGGTGTCAATGTCTTTTGGATAATACCCCTCATTCTCTTGGATAAACTTAGAAATAATCCAAACTGGATAGGTAAAAGGCAGCGGGCTCGACCTTTAGAACTTTCGGGAATTATTTCCACAAAGTTCGGCAAGTCTGTTCGTATGCCCTCTTCCGAGAAATAAAAGTCTATAGCTTTGATCTTGTCCTGGTTGCTAAAGTCGCTTGTGATTTTTAAAAATATCTCAAAATACTTGGCAATGAAATCAGAATAGACCTCATCTTACTGTCAATGATCCAGCGCCAATTATAGCAGGCAGGGGCAGGGGGGGCTTAAATCTCTGCAATTCAACCCCCCCGAGCGCGCGCGTAATCCCAGACACGCGAGGGCATAATTCAGGTAGGGGGTATACAAGGGTTATACAAGGTAAGGGCATAATTAGCTAGGGGGGGGGTGTCTTAGCCTTGCAGGTGATTAAATGAATCAGCCCCCTGAGGGCTGGGGGGCTGATAATTCCCAGGTTAGAGCACCTGGGGGCTGTTATTAAGCACAGTTCCCCCGTTAGGGAGACCATGCCTTTAACCTAATTCATTTTTAGCCGCCTAATCTCATTCAGAAGCTGATAATCCCGCCCCTGGTGTTTAAGCGCCTGTAATTCCAATAGCAGGGCTTTAGCGCCCTGGTATCCGTAACTTTTTATAGACTCAAGCCCTGTATGATTGCCCGCCCCGACTAAAACGGGAGAGACTTCATAAACTTTCAGCTTCTTTAGTACCCTGTGACCGTCTATGATCTCAGAGTCGATCACGTCGAAGCCATATGACCATTGGTTTATCTCTGCAAGCCCTTTTATAGTGTTATAGGTATCTAAGCCATGAGTGGTGTCTAGAAAAAACTTACCTTCTACCCAGGCTTTTTGATTATCTGAGTAGATTACGCCCCTGCCAACTGGCAATGCCCCCCAATCGTGCCCCCAGGCAGCTATTTTTACCTTTTCACCGTCTGTAAAAGAACCCGGTAGGGTTATATCTCCATGTTTATCAGGCTCGGTGTCAAACGTTGAAAAAACCGCTCTAAATGAGCCTGAGTCATCTAAGAATTTAAACTGTTCTGTAGTTATGTTTTTAGTTAGCATATTTACTTCCTTTTGGGGGCAGGTTACCCCGCCCCCTAATCAGTCAGCTAAACTTAAGCTGGGCTGCCAGAGTCAGCGGTTGCGATTTCAACGAAGGCAGTAGGCTTAACTACCGCAAACGCAGCCCGCAGCTCTCCCAGAATTGCTACCAGGTTGCGAACAAAGTAATCGGCATGAGAGTCGCTAATACTAATAGTCACAGTTTGACGATCCCACAAAATAGCCTTTTGCCAGTTACCGATATAAGCAGTGTTAGCAGCCATAGTGCCCCTAAACTCAACCACTGGCACACGCCATAGGGATTTAGTATAGGGCAGGTAGGGGGCTGAAGCAGCCAGGGCTAATTCCGCTGTTTCCCAATCCTCAGGGCTCAAAACAATGGCGCTAGCTTCCTCGCCATTTTGGCTAAGCTGGGTAATGCCCTTGCGGATAGTGGTCAAAAGGTTAGTGCTAAAGGCTTGGGTCAAAATACCCGAAGTTTCAGCAACGCCCGTAAAGCCTGGAGTACCGTCACCAGTCAGGATTTCCTGCTCTAAAACTTCATTTAGGGCATCTTTCAAGTCCTGGTTAATGATCCCCCGTAACTGAGAGCTGTCTGCAATAGCCCGTTTAGTTGCGGGCAGCCATACAGCTAAGGTCTCTACGTTAGCGGTATTTCTGGCAAAGGCTAAAGCCCCTTCAGGCTTGTAACCACCGCCCGCATTTAACTCAACCGCATGAGTAGACCCATTGACGGTAGGCAGCGCAGCTGAAGTAGCTTCAGCAACGCCTGCAGCCTGGGTAATTTTTGTAGTCTGTACAACGTAGTCTACAGCGTCAGTGCTGGTCTGGCGGACTTGGATTAAGTCCCGCAAGGTCGGGGGCACATAGCCCAGGGGCTGATAAATGCCCGAGTCCTCATTGCGGATAAATGCCCCGCCAGAAGTGTCAGAAAGCCCCGTGATCAGACCTTTAGCGCCCAAAGGGGTGTGTAAAGTAAAGGCGGGGGAATCAGGGATTCTGGCTTTATCAGACACCATGCCACCTGGGGCAATGCTTTTTGACCATGATTTAAACTGATCATTGTCAATAAACTTTAGCCCTAAGTCTCTGTTGTCGTCTTTTACGCCTCTCCTGGCTGACAGCTTGCTCTCCATAGCGTCTATACTGTCGCTTACGGTATTTTCATTCCTGAGTTTTTTAGCCTCAGTAACCATATTCTGAGAGCGGTTGCGCTCGTCCTCGGTCAATTCCCGCCCCTCTGTAAGGGCTTTTAGTACGATTTCCTGAGCTGAATTAATTAGCTCATCATATTTTTTAGTCATTGTTCTTACCTCCAGTAAGATAATAAATTTAGGTTTATTTTGTCTCTGAAGGTGCTTACTTTAGTTACCGTTTCAGGTCTCCTATTTAGCTAATCTCAGATTTATTTTGTTGTTATTTTGGGCTTGCCTTTTGACTATGATTACTGTTTTTCAGCCTCTCAATTCGTAAAACAAGTCCTGTACTTTAGGGGGCTTACTTACTCTAACCGCTGTTGGAAAAGAAATAAATCTCAGCTGTTATTTAGCTTAGCCCCCCTAAGGTTTGTTGCCTCTCGTTTGTAAAACTTTGGCAACGCCTGGGGTATTCGCTCTGCAACGTATAAATAACTTTGCTTTGGAGGCACGCTGCATTACTCCCCCAGGGATTTAAAACACGACCTAAGTGGTGAGCATGGTCATGATAAATCCTCATTCTGATCCCGTCTCATTCTTGGGATATCTAAAAACCTTACCGCCCCTGTGCTGATACTCAGTTTCAGTGATCAGCTCGGTTTTTCCGTTAGGTAAACTCCATTCAAAACGCCCGTTATCTTTTTGCCAGGAGATCAGGTGAGATACTACAGCCCGCTTTCTCAATCCATTACAAGGCTGAAGGCAGGTTATTCTAAATTCGCTTGTGTTGATCATTGTTACCTCACTTGCGGATAATTGCATGCTTACCTGGCTAACTGATCTAAAAAACTATCCCTGCTGCTACAACTGCTGCTGCTAGTAAAATCAAAAAAGAATAATTGCTCTAAATACCTCTTTAATATCGGCATTAAATGAGAGTTTTTTCTAAACAGCCAGCGCCGCATAAATTCCTGTGCCTTTTTGGGTTTTCATTTGTTCGTAAATGTAGTCTGGCCGGTTTGGCTTATCTGTTATCCTGATTTTCCTTTGTGCCCGCTTGGATTGTTTAGCGTTCTCGGTATAAAGTCTATAAATTTGGCTGCTGCCCTCTTTACACAACGCCTTGTTTATTCGCTTTATACGCCCTTTATTGGCTAAACTAACATCATCTGGGGTTATCCTGGTATCAGGTAATCGCCTTCTAACTTCTCCTTTATCGGTTGCATAATGCCCGTCTCTATAAATAATTGGCATAAAGGTTAGCGCCCGCTCTAAGTTATCAGGTGCTAGCCCATAGCTTGCATAATTAGCCTTAGCCCTAACCCCTGCTTTGACTTCATAAGCCCGCTGAGTTCTGGCAGGTATGCCTGTTAATTTCTCCAGGCTTGCCCTGCTTATGGGTTTATTCTCAAAGTGCTTTAGATAGCCCGCCCATAATATGGCTAACCAGCCCTTAGCTAAAAACTTAGCAATGGGCACGTTAACAGCCCTGGATAAACTATTATTTACTCCAGCTGCATTA